GGCCGAAGTACTCGCCGTCGTGCCGGATCGGGACGGAGCCCACGATGTAGGCCCTCATGGGATCACCCCCTTGCACCTGGTCGGGCTGCACCTTTTCGGGCTGCAACTGGGCGAGCGGGTCGGAGGCTCCTGCCGGCAGGAGCTGGGCGCTGTCGCGGGTGCTGGCAGCATGGCCGGCCGAACCGGCGCCGGTCTCTACTGCGGTGACTTGACCAGTGCCCGCAACGCTGTCGGCAGCCCCCTGGCCGTCTTGTTGCAGTTGCCCGGTGGTATCGGGCGTGCCCTTGACCACGTCGGTGGAGGCAGTCTCTGCGGCAGCCTGCTTTTGGGGCGCATTGCTTTTGGCCATGGTCATGCCGCTCCCGTCACGAGGTAGCCAGCTTCAGCGCCGAGCATGTAGGGCCGGAAGATGTCGGTGTTGCGGATGATTTCCAGCTTGCCGTCTTCGGAGCGGGTGTCGACCACCGGATTGCCGCGCTTGCGCAGCGTGTAGCCGTAGCTGGGCTCGTAGGCCGAGCGTACGGGGGCATCGCCTGCAGCAGCCGGCGCCGCCGTTGGTACATAGGCCATGACCAGCGTGCCGCCCCACAGGTCGATCACATCGCCGTTGTCGGCTGCGTAGATGCCCTTGCCCACCGCAATGTTCTCGATCTCGAAGATCTCGCGCAGATCGGCCAGTTGCACCAGGCGTGATCGTGTGTCGCTCAGGATCGCCTTGAGCTTGGGATGGCGCTTCATCGCGCGCCAGGTCTTGTAGCCGATCACCATGGTGTTCGGTTCCTTGACGATCTTGTTGCGCACAGCGGCCTTGCCGTCATCCACGACGCCCTCGGGGTCGCTGTCGGGGTCCGTGAACACGCTGGAACCCGACAGGGCGATCTTGTTGCCCACCGGGTAGTTGTTGGGGTTCTGCGTCATGCTGGCCACCATGGCTTCATGGCGCAGGCGGATGCCTTCCACAACGCGGTTGGTCGCGTGGGCCTGCAGCGGGAACGCCGCCTCGGCGTCTTCGCGGTAGTCGATCGGGTATTCCAGATCGTGCTCATCCAGCGAGATGTCGACGCCGTCGATGTCCTCGGGACTGATCCGGTTGGACTTGGCGCGCAGTGCGCGCTCGGTCGCGTAGATGCGGAATGCATCCTTGCCGAATTTCGGAATCTTGCCGCCTTCTTTGTCCAACGTCACGAAGGGCAGCAACTGGTCGCCCACGAAGGCGGCATTGCTGTAGCCCAAGGCCAGCGCGCTGAGGACCGGGTCCACCACGCGCAGTTTGCTCAAACGTCCCATGTGTTTCTCCTTGAGGTATGGGGGTGGATTACTTTTGGCGCATCACTGCGTGCGCAGCCGTCGCATAGGACACGCTGTGCTTCTTGGCGTAGGCGCGGATGCGCTGGTCCTGCTGCACGCGCTCAGGGTCAGCGCCTTCGGCAAACTCGGCCGGGGTGCTGGCTGTACTGGCGGCCTCGGCAGCGGCGCGCTCACGGGTGGCGGTCTCCGAGAACTCGACCTGAGCTGGCAAGGCCTGCAGGAGCTCGCGGAAAAGCGCATGCAGCGGCTTCTTGTCGTCGCCTTCGCCGAACTCGACGTCGGGCGTGGACTGCAGCTGGGCGCCGATGGCGGCGACCTGGTCCTTCATGGTGGATGGGATGCGCGCCTGGCCCACCAGCGATTCGGCGAAAGCCACGTTGTCCTGGCGGATGGCTTCGACCTGGCGCTCGTGTTCGCGCTGTTGCGCTTCTTGGACCTGCCGCTGCAGCGCGGCGTTTTGTTCGCGCAGCTGCGCGGCTTCTTGTTCATTCAAAGCAGACTCCTTGGGTGGATGAGAGGGACGGGGAAGTACGGAGGTTTCTGCGAACGCCACCGCATTGCCTTGCGTGCGCAGGTCCTGGCTGGCATTGATTTCGAGGGAGCTGACCTGGTAGCTGGGCAGCACCTTGTCTGCCTCCTCCAGGCCGAACTTGGAGACGATCCAGTCGCGCAGACCACGCCACAGGTTGGCGGAGGTCATGGCATCCCATTCGCCGAAAGCGATGCCCTCCTGAAAGCACACACATCCGTCGTCGCCATCAGCGAATTCGGGGGCGTCTAGGCCCTTTACTGCGGGCGGCTGCGCGCCCAGAAAGCCGATGTGGCGCAGGTACCAGACACCGGGGACGGGGTTGTTGGCGTCGTCGGGCCGGTAGAACTTGGACGAGACGGTGCCGTAGCGGCCAGCGCGGACCGCCTCGGCGAATTCGGGGTCAATCTTTTCGGGGAGTGCGTAGAGGCCGCGCTCGCCAACGGTCAAACCAGCGGCCCAACCCTGCGCTGGGTCGTCCGTCTTGGGGTGGCCCACCACGATGGGGGCCTTGGATTTCTTGGGGTCGTAGGCCCGCGCACTGGCCTGCAGATCGGCTTCGCTGAACTCGATCTTTTCGCCGGCCGTGGTGGTCCATTGGCCGGGCTTGAAAATGTGCAGGGGTTTGGGGGTAGCCGTGGTGTGCGTCATGCCCCGAATCTTCGGAGTGCATGCGCGCGGGTGTTAGAAGGGCAGCTTCTAGGGAGCGGCGTCAGGGCGCGGGACGCCGCTGGGCGTCAATCCAGCGAGAGGTGGCCCTGGCGGGCCTGGAAGTCCTCGCGCGCCCAATCGCGCAGGATCTGCTTCGCACGGGCCGGCGTGTAGCCGTGGCGCCTGGCAACCTCTGCGAGGTTTTTGCCAGGCGTGCAATCGGCGATCAGGGCGCGGGCACGGGTGTCGTTGTGGAAGAAGTGTCCAACAGGAATATAGATCGTGTCACCGCCGATGGCCTCGGCCACGGTCTCCGCAAGGGCCATGGCGAGCAGAGCATGCGCGCGTGCATCTCCAGGGGTCTCACCACCACTGCGCAGCCGCAGATAGATGGCGGCAGCCATGTCGCGCCAGAGGCCAGGGTACTCGGTGGGCAGCAGCAGCTCCAGATCACGCGTGTCAGGAGACATCGGCACCTCCTCGTTGTTGCCAAGCCTTGAGAGCTTCAATGACCGTGTCCAGCTGCGCGCTGGTGGCGAAGCGCAGCGCCGAGACGCTGACAGTGCGCTGCACGAATGCATTGAGCGATGCGGCACTGTTGTCGCGCAGCTTGCCGTCACGGTAGAGCTGGTGCCACAGCGCCCACACCTTGCGCTCCCTTGGCGACGCGGCTGCCTTGGACTGTGCAAACGTGTTGCGGCGGCTGCGGTTTGGCTTGGCAACGCCTGCGCGCTCGGCCAGGCCCTGCATGTGGTCGCGCACGGCTTCGTGCTGCGTGGCCGTCATGTCCTTGCTGCTGGCCAAGCCCGTCAGATTGCGCAGCAGGGCGCGGTAGTCATCGTCGGTCAGCTGCAGCTTGGACTTGAGCGCGTGGATTGCGGCGATGTGATTCGGGGTCATTGCAAGGTCCAGATCTGCATGTTGGGATTTGCGGCGATTTGAGCGGGGGACCGCCTCGGCAGCGGCATCCCCCTGGATTTTTTCTTTGGAACGTTTTGGAAGGCCTCTGCGGGCCTCGCAGGGGCCTTCGGAGCATCAACCTTTGAGCGTATGCCGCGTAACGCCGGTGATGCCTGCAGGGAATGGGGCGCCACTTGGGAGCGCGCCCACCATCACCGTAGGTGGCTCCTCAAGGAAGCCGGCTTTTTGCTGGCCTGTGGCGCGCAGGTAGTCCACTTCGACCTTGGCCGTGTCCACCAAGACAGAGGCCACCTGTGCCACGGCGCGGGCGCGGTCGGGCTCCATGGGCTTTTCGCGGTCTCGCAGGTCAGCAAGGGTGTCCAGCAGGTGCTGACGCAGCTGGCTGATGTGGGGCGTCGTGGCGCTCATGTGGATGCTCCTTGGCCGACCTGGTCAGCCTCGCGGTTGATGCGGTTGACCTGGCGTGTGATGGCGCCCTTGAGCTGGACCAGCTTCGCCAGTTCGGGGCTGCGGTTGCGAGGATGGTTTCTGACAGCGTTCTCGGCACGCGTGATGCATTCGATGCGGTCCAGCGTGATGGCCTCCAGCTGCGCGGTGTGCATACCGGGCCTGAACACCACGATGTGGCCCACAGGCACCGGGCCGTGCGCGGCTTCCCAGACGAGCCGGTGCACAGGGTGCCAGCGCACGTGGTTGCCACCAGGCAGGTCGTTGACCTTGCGCTCAAGGTTGCCGTTGACGATGCGGTGGCTGCCGACGGGCAACCAGGTGCATGGCTTCTGGCCTGCCCGGAACTGCGTAGCCTTGCTGCCGTCGTAGCACAGGCCCTTGACCCCCTTGTTCCAGGGCGAACCCCCACGCTGGAACTGGGTGGCGACCATGGCCGGGCTTTGTTTGCCGCGCTGGATACGCCCGGCGCGGTCCGAGGCCAGGAATACCTCGGACTTGCGCAAGCCCAGCTCCTTGGCCTTGGCATACACGGACGTCAGAGGCCGGCCGATCTCTCGCGCCACGGTTTCTCCCAACAAGTCTGGGTAGAGTTCGCGCAGCAGGCGCAGCTGCTGCGGTGTCCAAGGGTTGCGGATCATGTGACCCCCTTGGAGAACACCACGCCATCGCGCGATTTCAGTCGGCCACGCCACTCCAGCCACTGCTGCAGGGCCTGCAGGGCCGTAGCCTGGTCGTGTGCCTCGGGCACGCCAGGCACCAGCAGCTGGTTGGCGCCAGTGCCTTTGCCGTGGCGGGCAGCGACGGAGATGGCGCCCTGCAGTGCGTACTTGGGACCTCGCGCAATCTCGATGGCCTCCGCGCTTGGCAGTGCGTCGCCGATCTCGATCAGGCCCGAGGCCCAGCACCAAGCCACCTGGGGCGTGCAGTCGTAGTAGCTCTTGCCGCCACAGCGTGGGCAGACCGCAGTGGAGAGGCAGGAGTTGACGCTGTGCGGCTTATTCGGCCGCTGCCACAACTGGTGCGAGTTGCGGCAGCGAGTGCATTTCACAAGGGTGAAGTCGTTCATACAGCCGCCAGATCAAGAGTGATCGTGTCATATGCGCCCGTGGCATTGCGCTTGTAAAAGCGGATGTAGGGCTTTGTGCTTGCGACCTGGATGCTGTCCGAGATCGCCTGCATGGCTTGCAGCCAGTCGTCGTCTTTGATGTCCAGGCGCCGCAGGCCCAGCACGCGGTCGGTGTTGATCTTGCCGGCCTTGTCGACCTGGAACGCGTCGTTGACGAGCACCTTGATGTTGTCGTTGGCGCCCTCGGCCCAGCGCGTCACGCACTGGTCGATCAACGCCTTGGCCGCCTGCAGTTGCTCGCCGAAGACGATGTGGTCCTGCATCTGGCGCACGAGCCTGTATTCGCCGTCATAGCTGGTGAGCGTGACGTTGCCCTTGTCGCCGCCGCTCTTGACGCCGTACTGCTCAATGCTGGCGGCGACAAGGGCCGCCACGTCCTGCATGGCCTGCAGCTTGAACTTCGCCAAGCCGCGCATGTGGGCCTCTGCCATGCCACACAGGTCGCGCACGCACTGGTCGCGCAGCTTGTCGATGGGCTTGACCTTGTCCTCGGGGACCAGGCTGCCCCGGGCATCTTTCCAGTAGCCGGGGGGGATGGTGTTTGTCGTCATGGTGGTCAATCAGTGGATCGCGGATGAACGGGTGCCCATGGAAGGGGGCGGCATGTATTGCAGCTGGCGTGCCGCGCGCAGCAGCGCATCGGCACCTGCTTCACGGCAGCACTCATGGGCTGCGGCGACCGCGCAGTAGGCGATCAGCAGGGCCTGGAGCATGTCGCTGTGCGTGGTGGACTGATCCCTGGCAACGTCGATCAGTTGCGCGGCCAGATCGGTGGGCGGCAGATGCGCAGGCTTCTTGGAGGCATTGGTCATGGCGCGCCCTCCGTCAGCAACGCACGCCCCGGCTGGGGCATGCACGGAAGTCCATGGAGCCGGCCCGCAGCGTCATGGGCTGGCTGGCGACCCAGGGCCGGAACTCGTAACTGCGGCTTTGTGCGACCAGATGCTGGTCTATCGGCTCGGGCCCGGAAGGCAAAGGCTTGTGCACAGGCCGGACCTGCATCGGTGTGCGCATGCTGCTGACGAGCAGGCCGGCCTCAAGGGCTGGCAGCAGGTGCTCGGAATCCGGGTGCATGGACCAGACCAGGGCGCCCCGTGCGCCCTCGGCATGCAGCCAGCCGATGCCTCGCATGTTGTGCAGGCGCCGAGACAGTACCTGCTTGTCGAACTCCGGGAAGGCTTGGCACAAACCGGCGATGCTGGTGGGGCCGTTGGTGCGCAGGAAGTTGACCAGCGCACGGCTTTCTGCGGTCATGGTGGACCTGCGGATCATCATGTTCATGCTCCTTTGTTGCCGCGCAGGGCGGCAATGCGTTGGCGGATTTCTTTGGGCATGGGCGCAGCCTGGCGGTCGCGCGCATCGAGCGCAGCCAGCGCAGGGTCCTGCGCGGCCGGTGCTTGCGGTACGTCCGTGGGCGCTTTGCCGGCCTCGGGCCGCGAGGGCTGGCCTGCCATGCCGGCGAGCACGGCGTACAGGTAGCCGTGGCCCTTCAGGGGCAGCTCCAGCCGGCCAGCGTCGCGCTGGGCGAGCAACTGGTCGATGGCTGCGGCCCAGACGGTCAGCGGCACCGACCAGTCGCGGCCCTTGTGCGCGACGGCCTGGCGCTCCAAGTCGGGCAGCAGCTGCAGGATCAGCTTGATCTTCTTGGCCGAGGTCAGGCGCTGCTTTGCCGGCGTGTGCAGCGCGACGTACTGCAGCACGCGGGCGCCCATGGGTACGCTGACGGCTACCAGGCGGGCGAGCGCCTGGCGGTCCTCCTCGCGGGCGAATGCAGTAGCGAGGGCGAACTCGCTGCCGCATGCCGGGCATGAGAGATCGGTCATAGCGGCCAGTTCCCCGGGTACTCGATGAAGCCCCACGCCAGAGCGACGGCGGCGCCGCTGCCGAAGATGCAGAACGCGATGAGCAGCCACAGGGCGATGCGCTCGGCCAGGCCCATGCCGCAGCTGTAGCGCTCCATTTCGATGTAGGTGCGCTGGCGCATTACAGGGCCTCCTTGCACAGATTGATGACCTTGACCGGCTTGACGGTCACCAGGGCTGCACCGGGCCAGGTCTGGAGTGCGTAGTCCGTGGCGGCTTGTACATGGGCGAAGTCGCCGATGTGCACGATGGGACGCTGGCCCAGGCAGATGGTGATGGAGAGGGAGAACGTCATGTCAGCACCCCGCGATGACCTGGGCATCGACTTTGGGAAAGCCCACAACCGCTGCAGCGTTGAGGGCGCGGCAGACCAGGTTGTTGACCACCAGGGGGTAGCACATGCTCACGGCATCGCTGGCCCTGCCGCCGCGCGGCATGCTGATCAGGCGGGCGCGGATGGCGTCCAGGGCATCGGCCTCGAAGAGGTCGGTCAGGCGTGCGCCAGCGCGATCCAGCTTGTGCGTGAGGTAGCCCTCCAGGTCGTTGTCCAGCGGCTCCATGACGATCTGCTCGCAGCGCTGGACGATCTCGCGCACCTCCGGGTTCTGCTCGGACAGCAGCAGCTGCAGCTCGGGCTGGCCGACCAGGCACACGCCCAGGAGGCGGCGCAGGCCGTCTTTGAGCTCCATGAAGTTCTTCAGGTGCTTCAAGGTCGGCATGGGCATGCGGTGAGCCTCCTCGATCATGAGCAGGTGCGAATAGCCCGCTGCCCGGCTGGCCTTGAGCAGATCATGGACTTGGCGATACCGGGCATCGGGGCTGCTCTTGAGCTGGATGTTGGGTGCCAGAGTGCGCGCGATGCTCTCCGCGATCTGGCCGGCTTTCATCGCCTTGCCGCGTGTGTCGTTGGGCTCCATCGCCAGCACGTAGGGCTTGATGACGATGATGGGCTTGCGCTCCTCCCGGATGCGCTCTTCCAGGTCTTCGCGCAGCGTGGACTTGCCGCTACCGCTCTCGCCGACCACGGCGATGAAGCCGTGATTTGTCGCGGCGTCCATCAGCGCGGCGCGCACGTAGCGGCCGTGCTGGCTGGCGAAGACGTCGTCCCGCGACTGGATGTCATCAACGAACGGGCTGCGCATCAGCTTGAAATGCCGCTTGGCCGCCGTGGTCAATGTCTCGTTGCGTAGTAGCATGCTTTCCTCCTTGGGTTCTGCCTGGTCGGCATTCGGGCTCTCGGGGACGGCCTCGCCGAGGTGCAACTCGGCGGGGCCAACTTCTTTGGTAGGTGCTGCCAGGACCGGCAGCACCAGGTTGCGCAGATGGGCCATGGACACGCCACGGCCCTTGAGGTAGTCCAGGGCGCGCTTGCGCACCTCGCCGGCCCGGCGCGCGGGCAGCAGGCCGTGCTTGACCAGGCGGCAGGCAGCGGCAGCCGACAGGCCCACGGCGCGCGCGAGGTCGCTCTGGGTGATTTCGTGGGCCTCCAGCACGGGCTGCAGGGGAGGCATGACGGCGACGGCGGTATAGGCGTGCATCACTGGCCTCCTGCGACGACGCGCAGCCCTGTGCGGACCTTCAGCCGCGCCTCAAGGGCGACGACCTGGTCGTCTGGTACGCCCTCGGGGTGCAGGTGCTTGATCGTGGCCAGGAGCTCGGGCGACATCTGCATGCCGCGAGCCACCAGGACTTTGGCGACCTCGAAGTGCGTGAGCAGCTCGGGCGCGGCCTGGGCGACACGGGTAGCGGGCTCCAGCTCGGTGCCCCGGCGCGGCAGCATGGTCGCGGCCGGCAGCTCCTCATGGTGCTTGTAGGGGTCATGCTTGCCGCCGAAAGGCAGCGCCTTGGCCTTGCGCGCCGCCGCTGCTGCCTCGTCGGTGTCCGTGCCCGTTGCCAGGCGCTCCACAGCCTTGCGGTTGGTGAGTGCCACGGTATCGGGCAGCGCCTTGTGTTCGCGCCCGATGTGGGCAGCGCCCTCCCGGAACCCGTGCAGGCCTTCCTTGACCTGGGGCACCGGGATCAGCAGCTCCTGCCCATCGGCGCCGTGCTGGACCACATAGGCCACAGCGGCATCGAAGGGGTTGTAGGTGATCTCGGTGCGCTCGCCGATCAGCACGCCCGGCACGTCGCGCAGATCCCACTCGCGGCCCGCAAAGCGCACGGTCAGGTTCGGCTGCACCTTGGGCGTCTCTGGCGAATGCGTGAGGAGCTGGCGTGCCAGCGCCGCGTCCACCAGCCGCAGCTGCGCCTGGGTGATCTCCATCCACTTGGCCCAGCGCGTCAGACCATGGCGGCGGTGCATGCGCGTGCTGTTGTACCAGCGCATCCACTGCATTGCCTTTTCGTTGATCCAGGCAATGTCGGGGACATGCGTGAACTTGAAACCGCTCTCGAAAGATGTCTCGATGATGTTGTGCGCGTTCTCGACCTGGCCCTTGGCGCGCGGGTTGCCGGCCTCGTTCACGATCAGCTTGACCTGCAGGCGGCGCAGCAGGTTGCGGAAGGCGCCGCCAGCGCCGCTGCCCGGGTCCACCATCAGGTGGAAGGGCACGCCGTACATCTGCTGATCCGGTCGTTGGGCGATGGCAGCCAGCAGCAACTCGGCCATGTTCGCCATGGATTCGCCGCCCTCCAGGTAGAGCACAAAGATGCTGCCGCTGGTGTGGTCGGTGATGGCGCCACGCAGCAGGCGCTGGCGCTTGATCTTCTCGAAGTTCTCAGGCTTGTTCTTATAGAACTCGCTGGGCGCCATGTCCTGAACGCCACTCTGGCCCTGGCCCGGGACGTAATACAGCGTGCTGATCGAGAAGTCCAACTGCCAGACGTCGTTCGGGTGGTCGCTGGCGAGCTGTTGCACGGGCTCGGGGCGGCGCAACTGCTCAGGATGCAGCGCGTACTCGCGCAGCGCCCGTGCGCAGGCGCTTTCAGACAGCTGGCGGGTTTCTCCAGTTTCTGGGTCCACCACGCTGGCGAACAGCGGGTTTTCGGCGCGCAGCTGCTGCAGCGACAGGCGCATCGCCTGGATGCTCTTGTCGTTGGCGCGGTAGCCTTCCATCATCTGGGCCGACAGCCGCTGTGCATCGGCCAGGCCCAGGCTCATCTTGCCGGCGTCGGTGCGGCGCTTGCGTTCGGGTTTCACGGAGACCTCCTTGAGGCGGCGCATGAGCGTGGCGCGAGACAGGCCCAGGAGTTGGCAGGCCGATGCATAGACGGCTTCCTTGCCGCCATGGCCTGCCGCCTGGGCGCGGGCATGCACCTCCAGCAGTGCTTCAATCAGGGCGGGGCTCATGCTGGTTCAATCAGTTGGGAGCGGTCGATGTGGAGGCGGCGCCTTGGGCCTGGCTCCACTTTTCCCATTCGGGCGTGCTGCCGACTTCGACAAGGTTGAATTCGTCGCGCAGCATGGTCAGCTCCGCGATCAACTGGCCCACCATGCCTGCCATGAACAGGCTTTGGTCCTGGCCGCTCTCATTGAGCTTTTCGAGGGCGCGGCGCAGGTTGCCTCGGACCATGCCCATGACCTCGTCTTGGATTTTCCCGGCCTCGGCGTGCAGGCGTTTCGCTTGTTCAGGCTCGGGCAGCAGCTTGATCTGGCGCACCTCTTCGTGCATCTCGGCGTTCACCGCTTCTTGACGCTCTGCGCGGTTCTTCTGCTTCGCCGCCTCGGCGCGTTCCTTGCGCACGGCGGCGCGCAGTTCTTTAACAGACATGCGGGACACGTCGTCCAGTTCGAGTTCGCCGGTCTGGCCCTCGGTGATGAGACCGTCGACCTGGCCGTCGTCCAGGGGGAGGAGTTCCACCATCTTGGAGTAGCCGAGCTTTTCCAAATGCGCTGACG